GAATCCCCGCCCCGCCCATGTAGAGCGTGTCCTTTGCGACCCCGAAGCAGAACGCATCCCAGCCCGTGTAGCGGCACCACGCGCCGGTCTGGGTGTTCATCACGTACTGGCGCGAGGTGGAGTTCTCCAGCGTCGGCACGTTGCAGATGAGCTTCGATCCCGTGGGATGGACTTCGATCTGCCAGCCGAAGCGCGTCCCATGCACGGCCACGTCGGCGTTGATGAGGTCGCGGATCTTGTCCGAAATGCTCGAGGCATTCTCGGCGCGGTCGGTCGCAATCGCGCGTCTCAGCGACACGATCCCGTCCGCGCAGGTGATGAGCGCATCCGCGCCGAGCTTGCACCAGGCTCGTTGACCTTTGCAGACCGGGCGGCCGATGCGAAAATGCGCCGCGCGCACCCAGTCGGCCGGCGTCGCGGGATCCGTCCCGGCATAGGCAATCACCTCGCCCTCGGTCGAGACGAACGCAATGTAATCCGTGAGCGCGTCGGCGGCGTCGGTGACGGTCACGATCGAATTGAGCGACCCGCCCAGCTTGAAGAACGAGCCCACGTTGAGCTTGGTCATCGCGCCGGACTTCGTGCGCACGGGCAGGTAGTACACGTTGAAGGTGTTCTTTTCCCCGTACCAGATCCGCTCGGCATAGACCGCGTTCGTGAACAGGTCGTCTGTCGAAGCGAGGTCCGCGTGCGTCAGCGTCGCCGTGCTCCAGGTCGTGCCGTCGTACTCGAGCGCCGTGTCGGCACCGTTCACCATCGACAGGAACATGCCCCCCGCGGTGCCATAGTTCACGTAGTCCCAGCGGCTGTTCGTGATCGCCTGCACGGTCGGGCCGGTGCTACCCACCACCGCCGTCGAGATCGCCCCCGCCGTGGTGGCGTTGATGATGAGGTCCGCAGTCGTGTTGACCGCGACGAAGATCTTCGTGGCCGCGTGGCCCGTGTAGACCACCACCGTCTCGCAGTTGCCCGTGAACGTGCAGTGCGCCGTGTAGCCGTTGCGCACGGCTACGTCGGTGGTGCGCGGAAACCAGTTGTCGAGCAGCAGCGCGTCCTCGGGCTCCATGTTCGCGACCGAATCGCGCGCATTGAGTCCGCCGATCGGCGGCGGCAGCGATACCGAGCGCGAGCGCGGTGCGCCGCGTGGCTTTTGTAGGAGCGCCTGCCTCACGTCCCGATCACCCGCCCGATCGCCACCGGCAGGCCGTGATCCATCGGCCCGGCCATGTCGAGGATCGGCTTGGTCCCATCGCGCGCCATCGCGTCGGCGACCTGGCGCTCGTGGTGCATGTGCTCCTCGGCGTAGTCGAACCCCTTCGCCTTGCGCCAGCGCCACAAGAGACCCGAGAGCAGCAGTTCGTCATCGATGAGCGCGAGGTCGGTATCCGCCGCGAACGCATCGCGGTAGGTCGCTCCCGTCACGTCCGTACACCAGTACCGGCTCACGTACTCGAACGCGCAGGTGTGCCCCGCCGTGGGGGTCGGGATGAACAGCAGTTCGTTGCCGCGGATGCGGTACTCGTTGAGCGGACTCGAGAACGTCACCGCCTTGTAGCCCTGCCAGATCGTCCCCGCCCGGGGGCCGAGCACCGGCTCCCCGGTGGTGCGGTTCCAGATCGTGTCGTTGACGATGTAGCGCACCAGTTGGCCGCTCACGATGCCGGCGAGCGTGCCCTGCGATTCCGCGGCCACCGTCGTGAACGTGGCCTCGCGCGTGAGCGCCTGCCACGCATACCTGCGTGACAAGTCCCGCCCCTCGCTGTTCGCGAGCGCCAGCATCAGCACGGCCGTCTGGTCGGTCGCCCCCACCACCGCCGAGGGCTGCGGGAGCGACAGCTCGGCGCACGCAGCACGAACGATGGCGAGCAGGTTCATGCGCGCCGCTTACCGGATTGTGCTTCGAGCGCCGAGAGCCGCTGCTCGAGCGTTTCGATGCGCGTGTTCTTGTTGTCCAACTCGGCGCGCAGGGCCGTGATCTGCTCGGCGGCCTTGTTCGCGTCGCGGCTCTCGATGTACGTCTTGGCCTTCGCCTTCAACTCGCGCGCACCCATGCCGACGCGCTGCATCGTGGGCTCGTTCATGTTCGCCACGTCCTCGACGGTGCGCACCCCCGCGGCGATGCAGTTCTCGGCCTGCGCCTTCGACAGCGACGGCCATTGCCGCACCGACAGGCCCAACTCGGGCTCGGACTGCCCCGCCTTGAACGCCATGTACTTCTCGCGGAAGTGCCGCGCCCACTCGGCCGGGTAGGTGCCGTTCTGCACCAGACGGTCAAGGTCATTCAGCCATTCGTCGGCCAGTTTCTCTACGGTGTCCTTGCTGCCCACCTGGCGCACGATCACGTAATCGACATCGCGCATCACGAGGCCCCCGGCGGCGATCGAGGCATTGCGGTCTTCGACGGCGCGCTGCTCGAAGGTCACGAAGGGCGGGCGCTGGGGCATCAGTGCGATGGGCATGTGGAACTCCTCAGAATGAAACACGACGCGCCCGGCAGCGTTTGCTCCCAGGTCACGGAACCGAACCGCGACAACTGCTCGTGCCACCATTCATGCGGTCGCACGGTCAGGTGCAGCGGTTCGTCGATCAGCGCGCCCATGTCGTCAGGCACGGTGCTGATCTGGAAAAACACGTTGTCGGCCGCCATCGCGATATTCGCCAGCACGGCCGGCACGTCTTCGGTCGGGATGTGCTCCATGACATCGCAGCAGATCCCGTAGTGCGCGTGCGGCGGCAGCGGGCGGGTGAGATCCCACTCGAGGAACGGCAGGCCGATCGCTTCCTCGTCGCGGCAGTTGTCCGCGAAGTCGATCAGCAGCACGTCGAGGCCCGCCTTCGCGAGCGCCAGCGAGGCGCGCCCCGTCCCGCAGCCGAAGTCGAGCACCAGCCCCGCGGGCTTCAAGTGCGCGAGGATCAGCGGCACCGCCTTCTCGCCGGGGGAAACGCAGCGATAACTGTCGGTCGCCCACATCAGGCGGTACTTGTCGCACTCGGTCAGGTTCGAGGCGTCGGTGTTCCACATCGCGGGCAGCAGGCCGTCGCCGTGCAGGTTGATCGTGCAGCCTTCCTGCTCGAGCGCCTGCCCGGTGATCTGGAACTTCTCGGCCTGCGCCTTCATGGCGACCGAGGAAAGATACGTCTCGCCGGCCCATTCCACTTCGACCGTGGGAATGAAGCGGTTCATGTCCTGCTCGTAAGCATGGCTCGCGTCGTTGCGGTGGCTGGAGTCGTACCCGTAGCACTCGAAGCGCCGGTAGCCCATCACGTAGGCGAGGCAGAGCGCGGAATTGCCAACCGAAGCTCCACCACCGATCAGCGAGTACCCGCCCGCGCGCCGACGTTCCACGGGAAACAATCGATCCATCGTCTCATCGACACAGAGATGCCACAGCGTTGCATCGGGCGCGCGAGCGAGCGTCTCGGGGTTTACTTGCGAGGCGAACAGGTGGCTTCCCGCATCAGGGTCCACCAGCGCCGCCGTCTCCAGTTTGGCATCGGCGATCACCTGGTAATCGACCGTGATGCCGTGTTCGTGCAGGAACCGCGACGCGCCGTTCATCGCGAACAGCGTCCCCTCGGTGCTGCGGATTTCGTCCAGATGGTCCGCAATCGACGGCCCGCCACCGCACATGATCGCCACCCGATCGTGCGCCGGGCGTGGGCCGATCCACGCGAGGTCGAGTGCGCTGTTGGCGGCGATGTTGCGCTCGATGTCTTCGTCGGGCGTGTTCGACACGACGAGCACCGGCAGGATGAGCGGGGCCGTGGCGTGCGGGTTCCTATACGGAAGCTGTACCACGGTCGTGGTCGGTCGGCTCATCCATCCTCCAAAAAAGGGGCGAGCCCGAAGGCCCGCCCCCAGGGGGAGTTATGAAATGTCGGTCCCGTTGGCCGGGCGGTTGATCGCCACCGCCACCGTGACGACACCCGACTTCGCCGACGCGACCGTGCGCACGACGGCGCCCTGGATGATCGATCCAGTGGCCGCCGCAACCGCGAGGCCCGAGCCGGAGCCGAAGTTGGCACCGTCCGCGAACGACACAGCCGCCGCTTTCGTCGCGACCGCGAGACCGCTGATCTGATACCAGCCATAGTCGCCCGCGTCGTTGGCCGACATCGCAATCGCGAGCGGACGCGGCGGGCCGGTGACGGCCGTCGAGTCGAGCGCGGTCTGGAAGCCGTCGTCGTAGTTGACGATCGAGCCCACCACCGTCGAGGCAACGCCCTTCAGGTAGATGAACTCGCCGCCGCCCAACGTCGGATCGACCGCCGTGACGATCGTGCCGAGCGCGTGATTCGCCGTGTCGGAACTGTCTGCGATCGGCTGCGAACCGAGCACCTGAGACGTGATACGAAATGCCATGTGATGTGCTCCCTTATGCCTTCATCACGCCCTGGAGCTTCCGGTTCGAGCAGCAGAGATTTCCCTGCCAGATTACCGGAACCACCACCGCGTCTTGGTTGATCGAGCGCAGCTCGGGCATGATCTCCATGTCGGCGTCCTGATGCACCACCATCGACAGGTAGTCGGTGTTGATGAAGTAGCCGTGAGCCGCGGAAATGCCGCTCGCTGAACTGTCGTGGAACACGTCGGCGTTCTTGTACTTCATCGCCAGCATGCCCGCCTGACCATCATCGTCCGGCGCGTAGCGCTTGAGACTGGTCTGCGACTGCTCGAAGAACGTGAAGTAGGTCTCGTCCATCACGATCAGGTCAGGATGATCCGCACCGCGCGTGAGGCGCAGGTACAGGGGCAGCATCAGCGACTCGATCGTCGTGGACCCCGGCGTGATCGCCGAGCCGCCCTGCAACGGCGCTGCGGCGGACTGCACGACGTTCTGCCAGAACGTGAACGTGGACGAGTCGATGCCGCCCACCGTGCCCGTGCCGGCATCCGCGATGATGCTCTGCAGGCCGCCGATCTGGTTCGACAGGGAGCCCGCCGAGTACAGGTCCTCGGCCAGTCCGTTCGCCATCGACTTCTGCGCGTTCTTGATCTTCGTCTTGACCAGGTTGACGATGCGGTTCTCGCCCGAGTTGGAGCGGATCTCGAGGCCCGAGGCCGCGACGTTCACGCTCACCTGGCGCCACGGATACTCCGCAGCCGACAGCACGTCGACCGCTTCGACGTTGAGCGGGTCATAGCCGCTGTAGCGGGTGTACGTCGAGTTCTCGGCGTACTCCAGACCCTCGACGATCGACAGGCCGCCGTCCTCGCGACGGATCTTGCCCTTCTGCGTCAGGCGCCGGAACAGCGCGTTGTGGTTCGAGACGTTGTCCGCAACTTCCTTCTTGTGGTTGCGGTAGGTCGTGGTCACGAGTTCGGTGAACGTCGTGAACAGACTGGACTGACCGGGTGATGCCATCTGGCAATCTCCTTGGATGCGTGGTTACGTGGCGCCACCCGGTGACGTTCAGCCGTTGTGCAGGCTGCGGTACGTCTCGCGGATGGTGTCCTCCATCGTGCCGGGCTTGGCGGCGACCGGGGGTGTCCCGCGGCGCTGCACGTTGACGGCGGCGGCCTTTCTGGCGGCGGCGGCCTCGGCCGCCTCACGCGCACGTCGCTCGGCGTCTTGTTTCGCCATCAGCTTCGCGCGCGTTTCAGGGTGCGCCCAGATCGCCTGTTCGTAGGCTTGCTCGGGATCGCGTCCAGCCCTGACCAGTGCCACCACGTCCTCGAAGACGGTGTCCATGTGCTCGTGCTTCGGGTCGCTCAGGAACTTCTGAGCGGCCGACACACGCTCGGCATGTTCGGCCTCTTCGCGGGCGCGTTGGCTTTCGGTAATCGTCTGCTCGAGCTGCCCGAGGCGTTGTAGAACGGGGGCAAGTTCGGGAGCCGGCTGCTCGCCGCGGTAACGCGGGTCGGCCAGTTCGTTGAGACTGATACCGTAGCCCTGCGCGAGTTGCAACAGAGTGGACCGTTTCTGTTCAGGGCTGCCGGTGGCGAGCGCGCGCCACGCACCCATCACCTCGCGCACCACCTCTTTGGGCGTGCCACCCAACTGGCGGATCGTGTCGAAGTGCGGGCTGATGTCCTCGAACATCGAATGCCCGAATGCGGCGGCATCCCGGTACTGCGCGATGCCCTTGTGGAAGTCCTCCTCGCGGCGGTGGATTTCCTGCTTGACCGGCTCGGGGAGTGCGGCGAACTGGGCCGCGGTTTCCTTCTTCCAGGTGTTCGGGGGCTGTTCCCACGGTTTCGGCTCGGGAGGCGGGGCGGCGGCAATCTCTTGCGCCTCCGCCACCCCGTCCGTGTCGCCGGGCGCTGCGGCTGGTTCGGTGCGCAGGAACTTGCCATCCGGCCCACGCTCGCGGGTCGGAGCGGGATTCGTGAGCTTCTGGTACGTCTCGCGAATCGTCTCCTCCATCGACGGCTCGGCTTGAACCGGCGCGACGGGCTCGGGGGTAACGGCGGCCGGCGTGATGTCGGTCGGGGTGGCGTCTACGAGGGTTTCCTCGGTCATGGCGTCTCCAGTGCCCGTCGTTTGGCGGGCGGCAGTTGGTGATAAGCGCTGCGCACGGCGGTGTCGAGTTTTCGATCCGCGCGTGCTTCAGCTTCGGCGAGGCGTTTCTGCGCCTCCTGTTTCTCGGCGGTAAACCCTTCCCACGGGCGCGCCCCCGAGCGCTTCAGGTCATCCCGGCGCGCAGCCCGCCCCTCAATCCAGCGCCCCGTGGTGGGGCTCTGGTAGCCGGGCAGATCGGGTTGCACGCCCGCGACCGAGATCACGATGCCCATGCGCTGCCCGTGGCAGGCCGGCGCGTCGTGGCGCTCGGCGACCGTCCTGAAGCCCTCCTCGTGACGGCCGCACGTCCCACATGACCATTCGTACAAAGGCACTACAGCACCTCAGAGAGCAGCACCTGGATGGCTTCCCAGTCGTCGGCCATCAGGCGGTCCTGCATTTCGCCGTACATGACCCGCAGCGCGATCTCGACCTCGATCGCCTGCGCGTCCATCGCATCGGCCCGCCGTCGCAGCGCATCGGCGCGCGCCTCGAGTGCGGCCACTCGAGCCACTTCGGACTCGCCCATCGCTGGGGCGGGCGGCACCACCGGGGCGAGCAGCGCCTCGACCCGT